CATTAAGGAAATATAATTTCTTTTGCATATAAAAGTATTTTCTTTATAAATATCAAAAAAGGTTAAAAAATCTTATTACCCTTTTTTATATTTTCAATACCCCACATAGGTTGTAAGTTATCCAAAGACCAACACACTTTGAATTGTTCATCCTCAGAACTATCAAATTCAAATGATGAAATAGGTTTAATATGGTCAATATGCCATTCACCATAATTCTCCCAATTCATACCATCAGTAAATTGTTCTTCCAAATGTTTTTTTAGTTGTTCAGTAGAGTATCCAACCATATTGAAGTAGTTGGTATATTTATCTAACTTGTTTTCTTTAAGAACTATGTATATCGCAGTTCTGAAGTTAGAGATAAGTTTATAGATAGGGTCGGTATGTCTTTTTTCTTTTTGATAAGTACGTTTAGTTTCCCTATGTTTATCAATATTCTTTCCCCTCCACTCTTTATGGTATTCGTTTAGTTTATCTCTATTTTGTTTTGACCATTCTTTGTGGTATTCAGTTTTCCTTTCTTTATATTTCTCATAAGTTCTTTTGTATGTTGCTTTCTTTCCACCTTTGAACTTTTTTCCTGGTACACCAACCTTAATATCATTTTCTTTTAGAACTCGTAAAACAATATGTTTATTTAGACCCAATTTTTCGGAGATAGATGGACTACCCAACATTTCCTCGTTGTATAATCGAATAATTTCATCAACTATGTTTTTATCTAATTCTATTCTTTTCATATAATATAAATATATAGAATACGAACATAAAATCAATTATTTATATTAAATTAATAAAAAAAAGAGGGACAAAAACTTGTCCCTCTTTTTACTATTAATTAAGATTGGTTATCTCAATTCATTTAAGTCGAATGTTCTAACACCATCAACTGTAATTCTACCATAGAACCTGTTGTTCACCATTTTTTTAGCGTATCTAGTCATGATACCTTTGATTGGTGTAAAGTTGAATGGATTATACATTGTTGGAGTTAATTGAAGTGGAACATACGGAGCGTAGATGTAACCAGTATCAAGAAGTGATGTACCTTTATGTCCAATTAACACTTGGTTAGCTGGGAAGTAAGGGTCACGATATACTTGGTATCTACCTGATAATGTACCAACTCTTTCAATACCCATGTTGTATTGATCTTGGTCAGGAGAAGCATTTGATACGTGGAAGTATTCCAAGTCATCAAAGATTGCAGAAACCTCAGAAGAAACAACAATCCAGTTAGCACCACCTCTTAAAGTAGATTTGTGGATTTGAGCTGAAAGTTGGTTGATTGCAGTAATCAATGTTTGGTTCCAGTCCTTTTGAGTGTAAGAAGTTGTAGCAGACAATCTTCTCCATCCGTTGTAATCCCATCTTAGATTCCAAGCAGCACCTTTTCTAAGGTCACGTAGGATTTCTCTATCGATTTCAGCAGCAACTTGCTCAGAAAGAAGAGCAGTTAATTCAGCTTCAGCATCGATATTGTGGAATGCAGCAACGTCTTGAGCTAATTCAGGAGACCATTGAGCTCTTAATTTTCTTTCAGTTACAGAAACAGTTACTGATTCAAGGTCGAAAGAAACCTCACCGATTTTGTCTTCGAATTCAAGATCTTCGTATCTTCTCCAAGCAGCTTTGATGTTTGTTAAAGAAGAAGCACCTGACCATTGAGAAGCTGTTAAAGTAGCACCAGAATAACCATCAGGAGTAGATTGACCACAAGATACACATACAGGTACTTGAGCATCAATTTCTAAGTAGATAAGACCAGTTACTGAACAAACGTTATCGAAGTAACCACCATTACCACCAGTTGTACTTGTGTTAAATGCGGCTTGTGTAGAAGTATAGTTAGGATTAACGATTCCACCACCATATTTTTGAGTAACAACTCTGAACAACAATGGAGTGAATGTTGAAGTACCTAAGTTAGATGCAACTGTAGAGTTATCAGTGTAAAGTACAAGATTAGATAGGAATGACTCAGTATCGATTTCTTGTCCATCAGGACCGATAAGTTTACCAACACCAGCAGTAGAGAAACCTGAAAGTGCAACGATAATCTTTCTAAATTCAAGTGCAGTACCACCAGCTGTATAAGCTGAATAAACTAATGCACCATTAGACCATGCTACAGTTGGAGTAGAACCTGTTACAGTAACGAATCTACCTTTAGAGTAGTCAAATAAACCACCAGGATTTAAACCAGGTTCAGTACCTTCATAAAATAAATCATAAAGATTTTTAGCAGCAATACCAAAAGGTTGACCTGTACCTGTATTATAACCTGCGTTAGGATCACCAGGATAGTTACCTGCACTTCCTACAGGTGCATAGTGGTCACCAGATGTGATATTTACATTGTCAGTAACAGAACCACCAGAATAACCTTGAATTTTAGGTACGAAGTAGAACAATTTACCAATAGGTAAGTTCATAGCTTGTACAGATACGATATCGTTAGCTAATAATTTAGAGAATACTCTTCTAACGATAGGAAATACTACAGTTTCGAAAGAACCAGAAGCTGAATCTGAAGTTGCTTCGTTGATTAAGAAAGAAGCTTGGTTTTCATATAACTGAGCTACGTTCTCTCTTAGGTGGCCTCTAAGACCTTCAAGGAATCCTAATTTATCCCATTTGTTGATAGTATCTTCTTTGATAACTTTAAGGTGTTTCAAACCAATGTTACCAACAAGACCCGATTCTAATAATGCTCCCATTTTGTATTTGTTTTTGTTTTTAGCGAGTTTATTGATTTTTTATTTTAATTTTGTCATCAAATCCTTCATTCTCATAAATTGAGGATTTTCGTAAGTTTTTGATTCGATTAAATTAATTGCGGAACCAGTTGAAGGAGTTTTTTGAATTGTTCTTTCAATTGATTCATTAACTTGTTGTGTTTTAGAAGATGATAATTCATCTTTAATAACTTTGTAAAGATTTTTTGATTCCTTTAAAGATTCAACTGAATCAAATCTTTTAAGAATGGTAATCTTTTCTTGTTTAGACGTAGAATGTTCAGTAAACAATCTTGTTGCGTAAGCTAAGTTTGAGTTGAATACTGCAACCTCATTCAATTTATTTCTAAACACGTTTAATGCCTTTCTGTATTCTTCATTTTTTTCTCTTAATAGAGTAACTTCTTGTGATTCTACAGATTCGAATGTAAGGTTTCTGTTAGGTGTAATACCTTTTCTTAGTCCACGGCCACTTTTTGAACCTGATCCATAAGTACGAGAAGCTTCTTTAGTTTCTTTTTTCTCAAAATCAAGTCCTTTGTGAGTTTTGGATTTCATTCCTTTTTTTGCGGTATAATCTTCATCCCCTTTATGAGTTTTAGATTTGTCACCTTTGTTCATTCCATATTTACCTTCTTTGAATTCACCTTTTAAACTTGGTGAATTTTTATCGAAGTCATATTTAGGTTTACCTGTAAATGGTGCTTCATCCCCTTTTTTCATTTTTTTAGTTGGATAATCCATTACTTTACCATACTTAAACTCAGGTTTACCCATACCCATACCTTTTGCTTTGAAATTCTTTTTAGATTCCATAAGACCATCCATATCGTCTTCTTCATCCATATCCATTTCGAGTTCGTAAATAGTTTCCATCATGTCTATGTCATCCATTTCCATCATTTCCATATCGTCCATTTCCATCATATCCATATCATCCATTTCCATCATGTCCATGTCATCCATTTCCATCATGTCCATATCATCCATTTCCATCATGTCGATGTTTGCACCTTCTTCAACATCCATTTCGATTTCATAGATTGTTTCCTCATCCATTTCGAACTCATCCATTTCTTCATCTAATCCTTCACGTACAATAAAGTACTCTTTGTTAGTTTCATCATCAGAAAGGTGGATGTTACCTTCTTCGTCTTGAACAACTGAAATTTCATCAGTGTCTTTCATTCTTGAAAATACCTTTAGAACATTTTCAATTGGTTCGTTAGTTAAGTCAATAGTAACTTCCTCTTCTTCATCTTCGAAATCATATTCATCATCTTCGTCTTCTTCTTCCTCCTCATCTTCATCTTCCTCATCTTCGTCATCGAATTCAACGTCAGCGATGTCTGTTTCTTCGAAGTCCATTTCATCTGAATCAACCTCTTCTTCGTCTTCTTGTTCGTTAAGAGATTCTTTTACTAATTCTTTGATTTCTTGTCTCATCACTGAACCAAGTATTCCTTTTGCATTTTCAGCAACCGCTTCTTCCAAATTTTTCATTTGTATGATTGCTTCTTCTAAAATGTTTTTTTCTTCTGCCATTTTTGTTTTTTTATTTTTTATTCTATAAATATGTTGTTTTAAAAAAAAATCAGTTTGATAACTAAACAAACTAATAAAAACTACAACAATAAATATTATTGAAAATACTAAAAACAAAAAAGGAGGACTAATTGTCCTCCTTTTTACAGAATAAAGTTAATAATTATTCAATTACTTCATCAATTTTACTTTCCACAATTGCAGTTATTCTCCAATCTTGTGTGTAGTGTTCGTAGATTTTGGTAACCTTTGCTTCAACATCTGTTGGATTGTAACCTAAAACTAGTTTTTCTACTTTAATTTTTTTGATTTTACCAGATTCCTCATCTACTAAATCTTCAGCAATCTTTGCTACAAAATATTTTTGTCCATCTTCCATATCTCAATGTTTTTTTTTAATTAACTAATACCCAAGTTTAGCCAATTTTTTCATCAAGTCAAGGCTCACATTACCTTTTTCACCAACATTTCTTTCCATAGCCATTCTTTTGTCTTCTTCTAAATTCTCAGAGTACATATCTCTATCCTCTTTATTTACAAATAAATAAGCACCAGGTGTCGATGGTGAGGAAACTAAGTCGAAACAGATTAGTTCGAAATCATCCTGAACCTCGTTTTGTTCACCTACTTTTTTTAGAGAACCAACACCACGAGATGATATACCTAATGTTACCCCTTGTCTTAAATAGTTTGCCGCCATATCACCTTTAGTTGATACAATTCCTCTTTCGTGAAAACCTGGGGATGTAAGTAATTTCAATTTACCCATTAAAATAGGACCTTCCCACCATATTTCTGTGATTATATGAGAAACTCTATCTAAATCAATCAGTGAAGATTCAGGATGGTTAAGTTCTGATAACGAGGTACCTTTCTGAATCATTTTTTTATAATTTTCGACTTCTCTCTTTAAAATCTTTTCAGGATAAATTCTTCCATTTCTATTTGGTGTGTTATATTTTTGTAACACAGCGTAGAATTCGAAGGGTTTAGAATGGTCTAAAAAGTTTTTTGATTCCTTGATAATCCTTGCATTTTCCTCCATAACTGGTGAAACAT